TTCTCCTCAGTCTGGGTCACCACTCCCAGACACTCCAGCGGAAAGTCAATCCACTGGAGCCCACGCGAGCTTTAAGCCAACGGCTCGCGGTCGTCCACTGCGAATCAAATGATTCTCTTGCAGCTCTGAAATTTCAGGGTGCATGAGACATTTGGTGAGCGCTGGTGTTTCGCTGAGAGGTGAGTGCGGAAGTCTCACATCAAGACTGAAACCACGTACCTCTGGTCTATGCAGAGTCTTGGACATCCTATGTACTTCAGGAGGTTCAGGACCTACACGTCCCAAAAGAGGCGATCTGCTAGACACGTACGGAAATCTTCCACCCAAAAGGTGTAGGATCTCTGTATCAAGCAAATCCACTGTATCCATCCAACCAGCCTCGCATAGCTGGTTACGGAAAGATACAAGTGACACCAGTTCTCGAACGCAGCGTCGTGAGGTCGGAAAGGCTTCACGGGATTTGACTATTGACACGTCTTTCCCGAGGAAGTACTCCTTCCCACAAGACTCTCTGAACGGTCCAGTCCAGAAACTCTTGTGCCGGTTTACTTGAAAGCCAAAAGCTCCAAGTAATTCGGTCACGACAACGGCCTTGTCACTGGGGACGATAATATCGTCCCCATAGACGCGCACCGAGCCGACCAGTCCCTTAATATGGGACAAAGTCGGAGGCGTTGACGCGCCCAAACATCCTAATATTGCTATAGAAGAAAATACTATAGCTTCAATTGGGAATGTAAGGGCAGATCCCATCGACGCAAACTTCAGGAGAGGGATTACCTCTCCAGAAGGTAATTGGCATCGCGTTGATCGGCATGCTTGAATGGCTTCCAGAAAATTCGGGAAGTCACCAAACAGCTCTTCAACAAGCCAATTGGCCACACGATCACTTGCTTCACTTAAATCAAGTGTTGCAAGAGATCCATCCTTACTCCCTATACAGGCAAGGTCTTGATTAGGACCTTGCTCAGTAAAAGAAGTAAAGGATCCAGAAATTGAGTTTGACTCAATTGCTGGCACGAGAGAACGTAGAATTGCTTGCTGTATAAATTGCATTACAGTAGGCTCTTCTGCTATCAATCGTGGAGTGGTCTGAGTCTTAGGAACAGCTACCAATCTAGTCGGTAGCTCCTCCTCGGGATCAAGCCAGGTTACGTCCGTTTCCTCGCTCGTGAAACGAGCGTTTGGAAGGGCATTTTCCCAATAAGGGAATAGGTACTCAAGTCGAGAATGCCAATAAGGCATAATCCACTTGAGATTACCATGCCGATAATCGGCAGTAGCCCCCGGCCCGTGCCCAGGAACCAGCTCACCATTGTAAACCATACGGTCAACAATGCTAAGAGCTGGCCCATAAACGACACGGATGACCCTTCGGGCAGCCGCGGCGAGACCTCCTTCGAAAAGGAGACTCCCGCGGCTATCCGTAAAGGGTCTGTAACCTGCTCGTCAATCTTGGCATAGCTGCTGATAGCTTGATCAATCTTTGATTGATCACAGAGGCTCTTTTCTTTCGAAAAGAGAAGCAATAACTGCCTTAATCCTCTGAGTGCTCTCATGGCCCTATCATCTAATTGATGAATAGGCCGCAGCACAGGGACCTCAAGAATAAAATCTTGAAGTCTCTCTTCGCCAAGCAACACCCTTGACTCCGACGTGAAGAGAAGGTCCAGGAACTCACCCAAGAATTTGGGGGTTCCACGATGTTTAATCCCATGATTATCAGTAAGCATACGCCTACTATAACCGGGAAAAGCATCGGAAGGGATACGTTGTTCCTCTAGGGATCTTAAAAGATCCCTATGGAATAACGGAAGTGAAATCGTGAAAAACGATTCACCCTCTTCTCTTCTTCGCCTCTCAACCATCTTATGGTCGAGAGAGGTGCTGACCGAGCAGTCTCTTCCGATTTCATCGAGAAGAGACAACCAGATCTCGCTACGGCTTTTCATGGCTCCCTCCTTCTGGGGGGTAGTCAGTCCGTAGTGATGAATGCAGACTACCCAGGAATGCGAGCTACGGAGATGCGAAATGTCTCCATGGCAATCACTCCCTTCTATGACTCGTGATTCACGAAACGGGTTTGATTGGCAGCAGTGCCAATCCAATCCGTCAACCCTTTAAGGTTGTACGTGATCTCAGCCGTGGAAAATCCCTGTGGAGGGACATCCATGACTAGGTAAACAGACATCGAGTAAGGCCTATTCGTGCTAGGCACGAGCGGGTCACTCGAAATCTTGCTTACATCGAGTCGGACTGTAGACCTGTATCGGCGTGCGAGAGCATGATTAATGCTCAACACGAGACCATCGACAGCGGATTCAAAACCGCCGCCATGGTCCCCCGACTCAGTGCGTGCCAAACTCTTGGCAATCGCATTGATAGTCACAGTCTGTGGGTCTGCAAACATCACGAGACTTTCTGGTATTCGCTCGAATGAGCGGGACTCTCCTGTAGTAAATTACTACAAGAGTCTTTCACACTAGGGCTATCCCTAGTGCTGCCAGGATTGAGATTTGGAACGGACTAAGTCCGCCCATTGTCAATCCAAATCCGAATGGATTGGCTCTCCTTCTTTGGCGCGAACGAGCTATAACAAGCTCAGCGCTATTATAAGGACGTATGGTGCCAGACTTATCAGCAACTCCACACTGAAGAAAATACTCAGTAGTGGAGATCTGATCAGTCATGACATATCCATACGGCATGACTAGTCCCTGTTCTGTGAAGGCGTTAAGATTTCTCATAACGTCTCCAGCATTAGAGAACCAGTCTACGAGCCACGACCACGGTGTCAAAGCCCACGCTGTATCCGGTCCTGGAACAAGGCCATAAGCCTTATCTAGAACCTGGACAGTGCGTAGAAGTGCGTTACTAGGTAGAAGATACGTAAAAGTACCCTCAAACCAAGTACGCACCTCCGTAGTAACGGTCTTTGTCATCGTGCCAAGGTTCACCATCTGTCCTGGAACTGCAGGAGCGCCGGTAATACCGACGATTCCATACGGTGAGGAAGTGGTGGTAGATGACGTCCTAATAATAGGAAAGTCATATCTACGTCTGACCATTCTCCCACTATCTCTGACATACTGATGCGCAATAGCATCATAGTCTCGGATAGATTTGATAAAGCTCCTACCATCTGAAATGGTGGGGCTCCATTCAAACTGCTGATTGAGGTACTCATTCCCGATGTTACCGTCTCCCTTACCAGGGAGAGAAGGTAATCCATCATGGATGAGTTCCCCAAGAGCTTGGGACAGGTCAGCAACCGGGTGAGTGGGTGCAACTCTAGAAACTGCTGTGGCGCCTAAAGCGTCAAGAGCAGAATCAGAGAGCACATGAGGCATGTAACCACTAATCCAATTAGAATAGTCGGTTACTTTGTTAGACGGCGTATTACTAATTATATTAGCAACGTCGACACTAGCACAATATGGACCAGTAATCCGTTGGTTTGCAACGGTTGACCAGTACATATTGAGTCCCTCATTTCCCCCTAGTATGACCTCAAGGTCATATTTTAGCCAGGGGCCACCCACGTCGATACCATGCAGGCGGTTGTGGTACCGCCATGCACGATGGTTGTATCCCCATAGATACTCATGATGAAGTCTCACATCCGCATGTGAGAATACATCTTTGAGTGTCACACCCGTGGAAGGATTCCACGTGTGATTCTCCCAAGACCAAGTAGCGGAGATAGGCGAACGAAACTTTGTGATAGGCTGAATAGGGTCTATTAGACCCCATTGAAGCTTATCACTAGGTTCGCGAACCTTACCCGCTAACTCGGCATCGCCCTCAAAAGGGCGACGATTGAGAGAAATGGGCATAGGACCTCAACCATCCATTCGGGAAGTGCCAGATTACTCTGGTAGATGCTCGGCTAGCACCGTGGGGGGCCGTGAGGCCCCCCACCTCCTGGTGGAGGAGATGCACTGCGAAATGCATCTCCTCTGTCACGGCAGTCTGCTAGGCTTATAAGCCTAGTAGGAAAGTCGCAACGGGGAGGAGAAACATCCATCTCCTCTGTGGGGGTCACCACCCCCCACGTGCAGCCTGAAAGGTTAATCAGGCTTGCACCCACGCGAGTTTTATGCCAACGGCTCGCGGCCGTCCACTCCGTGATAAATGGCTTATGTCATACTGAGAAATCTCAGGATGCATAAGACATTTAGTGAGAGCAGGGACTTCATCTAAAGGCGAGTGTGGAATTCTCGCCTGGACAATGAAGCCACGCACCTCAAATCGATGTAGAACCTTGTTCCACCGATGAATTTCAGGTGGTCGAGGTCCTACACGACCTAAAAGAGGTGATCGGTCCGATACATAAGGAAAGTGACCCTTTAATAGGGCACTTATCCAAGTATCGAGACGGTCGACAGTATCCAACCAGCCTGCCTCGCAAAGCAGGTTCCGGAAAGATACTAACGACACGAGCTCTCTAGCGGAGCGCAGCGTGGAAGGAAGAGACTCACGAGATTTGACTATTGACACGTCAAATCCGGCGAAGTATTCCTTCCCACAAGACTCTCTGAACGATCCAGTCCAGAAAGACTTGTGCCTATTGACCTTGAAACCAAATGTTTCAAGTATGTAGGACACTGCAACAGCCTTGTTTGCAGGGATAATGATATCATCCCCGTAAACGCGCACCGAGCCAACTAGCTTCTTAATAGAAGCTAAAGTTGGAGACGGCGATGTGCCTAAACAGCCCAAGATAGCCAACGATGTAAAAATCATTGACTCAATGGGAAATGTTAAGGCAGAGCCCATCGACGCAAACTTCATCAAGGTAATAACCTTGCCTGAAGGTAACTGGCACTTAGTAGATCTGCACGTCTGAATGGCTTCCAAGAAATTTGGATAGTCACCAAACAGCTCTTCTACTAACCAGTTGGCAACGCGGTCACTAGCCTCGCTCAAATCGAGAGTTGCTAGTGACCCATCTCTACTTCCTTTTTCTGCCAGGCGCTGATTCAGCGTCTGATCAGTAAAGGATACGAGAGATCCTGCTAGAGAGTTTGACTCAATAGCAGGCACGAGTGCAGCGGAAATCGCCTGCTGTAAATATTGCATTACAGTAGGCTCTTCTGCTATCAATCGCGGTGTTGTCTGCGTCTTAGGAACGGGAACCAATTTAGTCGGTATCTCGTCCTCGGGCTCAATCCACGTAATGCCCTGGTCCTCACATGCAAAACGCATGTTTGGTAAAGCGTATTCCCGGTAAGGGAATAGGTAATCAAGTCGGCTATACCAGTAAGGCATAGTCCACTTATAGTTACCGCGGCGATTATCAGCCGTCGCTCCGGGGCCATGTCTAGGAACCAGTTCACCAGTGTAAACCATGCGGTCAACACTGATAAGAGCTGGACCGAAAACGACACGGATGATCCTTCTGAGAGTAGCCGCGTACGATGCGAAAATTCGCTCGCCGCGGCTGTCTCTAAGAGGATCAATTACGTGGCCATCTACCTCGACGTAGTTGTCGATTGCCTGCTCGATTAAATCGGGCGAACAAAGGCTCTTCTCTTTCGAGAAGAGGAGGCAAAGCTGCCTCACACCCTTTGCGGCAATCGCTGCTCTGCGATCTAATTGATCGCGAGGCAACAACTCCGGCTCGTCAAGGATAATAACTTGACGATCCTCACCGTCGAGCACCGTCCTCTCCGACGTAAACAGCATGTCCAGGAACCCACCAAATAATTTGGGCGTTCCCAGGTGCGTTTTTCCTGAGGAATCTCTAAGCTTTCGCCTAGAGAATCCAATAAACGCATCTGAAGGGATCCTGCCTTCTTCTAGAGATCTTAAAAAATCTCTATGGAATGCAGGGAGGGCTGTCGTTAAAAACGATTCCCCCTCAGCTGTTATTCGCCGTTCGACAAAGTTCTTGTCGAACGAGGTGCTAGCTGAGCATTCTCTCCCGATTTCATCAAGGAGAGAAAACCAGATCTCGCTTCGGCTTTTCATTCCCACCTCCAAAAGGGGGCTAAGGAATCCGAAGTGATGCTTTGCGTTACCCAGGAGTTCTGCCTACGAGGATGCGAAAGTCCTCAGGCAATTCTCCCTTACGACTCATGATTCACCAACTTCGTCTGGTTGCCAGCAATGGCTAGCCAGTCGATCAACCCTTTAAGGTTGTAGGTGATCTCAGTTACTGAGAAACCCTGTGGTGGGGTATCCAGTACGAGATACGTCGACATCGAATACGGCCTGTTCGTGCTAGGCACGAGCGGATCCGCCGATGTCTTCGTAACGTTGAGTCGTACCGTTGACCGATATCTGCGTGACAGAGCATGTTGAATGCTCATGTCGAGACCATCGGCGACGCTCTGAAAAGCGCCGTCATAGTCCCCAGATCCAACGCGTGCCAAACTCTTGGCAACGGCGTTGATGGTCACCGATTGTGGATCAGCAAACATCACGAGACTTCCTGGTGATCGGCCAAATGGCCGGCTAAGCGAGGGCCGGATGACCCTCGCTAAGACGCTCGACTAATGCCGAGCGCCGCCAGAATGGAAAGTCTAAACGGGTTAAAACCCGTCCAAGACAATCCAAAACCGAAGGGAGTGGCTTGTACCCTTTGTCGACAGCGGTATTCTACCCTGTCGAACAAAGTCACGGGATACCATGATAGTCCGTCACGAAACTGTAGATTGAGTGTAAACTCTTTCACAGTTCGTGTATCGGACATCACGTACCCGTGTGGCATGACTAATCCGTCAAGATAGAATGCACTCAAATTACGAGTGACATCTCTAGCATTGACGAACCAGTCTACAAGCCAGGACCACGGTGTTAACTGCCACAACGTATCAGGTCCCGGAACAAGGCCATAGGCCCTGTCCAGTTCTCTGATACGTCTACCAAAAGCGCTCGATGGAACGTAGTACCTAAAGGTACCCTCGAACCACGTGCTATTTTCGGTAGTTGTGACAGTTTGCAACGTTCCAAACTGTTCTTGCTGACCATTCGGCGACAATCCTCCTGTAGGAGGATATGCCGGCGAATTGGTCGTAGTAGCAAGGCTGATAGACTTCACTTTTGGGAAGTCATATCTGCGTCTGATAAGACGATTGCGATCGCGTAAAAACTGATCAATAATTTGATCATAGTTACGCACAGCTCGAATGAAACTCTTACCATCTGAGATGGTTGGAGACCATTCGAATTGCTGATTGAGGTACTCCTTTCCGATGTTACCCTCTCCCTTTCCAGGGAGAGATGGTAATCCATCGTGGAGGAGTTCCCCGAGCGCAGTTGCCATATCAGCAGTTGGATTGGTAGGTGCTACTCTGGCAATGGCTTTCGTCCCTAAAAGGACCAAGTCACTATCAGAGTAAACACTAGGACACAAACCCTTAAACCAAGCTAAATCGGTTGAAGGCTTTGCGAGTTTTCTTCCAACAATGGAAGAAACTTCATTAGAAGCATATAGTCGTCCGTGATAGTCCTGAATTTCATTCAGTCCTGTTCCGAACGTCCAATACGCTCTAATGTCCTGGCCACTAGACGAGTCGACTTTAACGTCGTACTTCGTCCATGGCCCACCAATGTCCATCCCCGAAGGATAGGAGGTTCGGTACCTCCATTCCGGGTGGTTGTATGACAGCATGTACTCGAACGAGCTACAAGCATCCACGGTGCTTGAGCTGTGCGAGTGCACGAGACCTGACTGGATATTCCAGTACAGGTAATCGTACGACAAAGCTGAGTGGCCCTGTTGCCGCTGCTTAATAACCTGGATAGGGGCGGAATAACTCCGCCTCTTCCGAGGTTTTGGCAGCGGAACTAGGGCTCCCTCAGACCAGTCTGTACGACCTGTCATAGGACCCAACCATCCCTTCGGTAGAGAAGTCCGAGCCGAAACTCAGCTCTGGTGCTTTGGCTAAGCACCGCGGGGGGCCGTGAGGCCCC